TTCTTCTGATGCCATCTTTTTTGTCATCATTGCTTCTTCTTCTTTTTTCTTCTGCTTTTCCTTGTCTAACCAAGGCGGCATTTTGCCAGCAACAAGAGAAGTCATAGCTGCGAAGGTTTCGTCATCTAATGCTTCGAATTTGTCTACTGTAGCTTCTGCTGATTCATTATCAATACCAGCTTCGACTAAAGAGGCCATTCTTTTCATTTTCTTTTCTTTCTTCATCATCTCTTCTTCCTTACTTTTGTAAGCAGCAAGAGCCTCTAAAGCTGAATCTAATTCGGCCTTCATCTTTTTCATTTCTTCTTCTTTCATGGCCATTTTCTTTGCGGCTTCTTCTTTTTCTGTGCGAAGAGAAACAAGCTCTGTTGTGGCTTCTGAAAGTTGTGTTTCGTTAGCTTTAATTGTGGCTTCAAGCTCAGATATTTTAGCTTCAGAAGTTTCTATTCCAGTTTTGGATGTGGCAACTTCCTTTGTTAATTCTTCAACCTTAGCCTTTAGTTCTGTCATCTCGTTTTCTAAACTCATAGTTTTATTCTCCACTTTAATGTGTGATTGATTATCAAATACACCCGCAACAGAAAAAATCGTATTTTTTTCAGATTTATTATCTAAATTATTTTGAGCAAAATTGTCTTTAGTAAATATTATACTATCAGGATTAGCTGGCTTATTAACAAAACCTTTTCCGGAAAAAGTTATATTTCTTAAAACTCTTCCAATCTTATAGTTTTCGTGCTCTCCTATTCCACCATATGATCTAAGATATTTTGTTAAATAAGCAGTTTCATTATCTCTAGCTAATATTTTATATTCTCCATTAGACTTATTAAGAAGACCATAGTCAAATCCTTTAAATAAGCACTCCATGCTAACATATTTTTGACCATTTTCTATTTCAGCTATTAGTTTTTCTGATCGGTCTCTTAAATCTTGATTAGAAAAAGCTTTATATATGACTGATCCAGTTAATATATGAAATTTTTGTGGTAAATTATCTATTGGAGTATTTTCATCAATCAATATTCCATCTTCGGTAATTGGCCAATTTGCAGTAATATGTCCTATAATTATATTTTCATCATGTTCTAAATTTGTTGGTTTATCTTCTGGAGTATTTCTAGCCGCCCAGACTTCTTCTTTATCAAATATATCATCATTTTTATTCCAACTTGATGTTACAAGTATCGATTGAACATAATATAGATCTTGGTCGTTTAATGCTGCTAAACTCTTAATATGACTTAAAGAACTAGCTAAAGCCTTATTAACGCATGGCTCTACCAAACTGGCATAAGAGACTGATGCAGATGCTGATAGTACTTCGGCTAAACCGTCGTCATATTCTTGTTGAAAGATATGCATTATTTTTCTCCATTTTTACAAAGAATTATACACCATAAAATAAAATGAAGCCTTTGCTTGTTTAATGTCGTCAACAGATAGATCTTCTTCTAGTTCGGATATTATATTTTTTAGCCAATTAGAATAGTAAGCAAATAATTGTTGGTTATTAGGCCCATCAATATTAGCAAATGTTTTTAAAATATTATCGTTAGATATTTTAGAATTGGGTTCTAATGCAAATAAAATTTTTGTTTTTATAGTATCTAATTCTTTATGTTCTGATGCAGTAAGGCTTCTTAAATTTTTTTTATTATAAAAGTCTAACATTACCGGATTGATAATTTCATTTATTCTTTCCTGGGCCTTATTTGCCCAAATCATTAACGACGCTCCCGTTTGAGGAGTAAATGTTTTTGTTTTTCTTTTGGTTTGGTCTGTAGAATTTTTGGGTCTTCCCTGCTGTGGTTGACCGGGCAAAGATTCTGGCGAATCTTTTGCCAACCTAGTTGGTAGTCCGGTAACTGGCGGAATCTTTTGTTCTATAGCTGTTTTTTCGCCGCTTTTTTTCTTATCCAATTCTAAGCCTATTTGACTTGGAGTGACAATACCTGTTTGTAAAGCGATTTTCTTTAATCCATTCTCAAATTCTGGATCATGCCATGGGCCAGATTTATTTACCATTCTATTACTATCTCTTTCTCTTTTTTCTCTATTAAGTCTACTCTTTTCCATATCTGGATCGAATCCGAATCGTGTTTGGATCAATTCATCGCTAATAATATTTCTATCAGCTAATTGTATTAATAATGCTTTTTCACTGTCTTCATTACTTAAATCCATTCTATCAAATTCGACTTTAGCTGGATATTTGAAACCCATAGCTTTTTGAACTAATGCTATTTCTTGTTCCCAAAATTGCATTAATACATCTCTACCATATTGTAGTCTTTGAGTTAATGTCTTAAGACTTATAAAATTATTTGTTGTTCCTGATGCTCCGAATGTTCCAGTAAGTGTTGGCGGAATGCCTAATCCAGCATAAACACTATTCAGATGTGGAACATATTTACTTTCTCCCAGAAAATTATGAACATTTGTATTACTTTCTAATAGCTCTATATCTGGACCCCATATTAGATCCATCGTTCCTCCACCAACATTATTTCCTAGGATACTAGCTAATTTACTTGTTGCTGCTTTAGTTGGAGCTATTTTATGTTCTAAATTACCTAATTTAAAAATTCTAATATTTGATATTGCTCCATCAAGAGCCGCCATGTCTGCTAATTTTAATTTTTCTATTACTGTTATATCGTCCATAATAGCATAAATCATTGGATAGGCCCAGCTTTGCCAATCGTCTTTTTTATAGTTAAATACCAACGTTTTATTAGGATCTAGTGGATATCCACGTTTTGATTTAGCTGCATCTATGATCTGTGCTGGAAGCTGGTTAACTATTTCTTTTTCAGCATCTGTTTTGGGACTATTAATAATTTTTCTTAAGCTGGCCGGAACTAATAATTCATATCTTTTGTTATCAACGAAAGAGGACAAAGATCCCGCTACAACATCAACAAATACCGGATCAATAAAAGTATATCTCCAAGGAATTTCTTTTTTTTCTATCTGAGGTAATACTATATCATTTACTACAACATCAGCATTTCCAAGAGACTGATAAAGTTTATCTGTTACTTTTAAACTAATTTTAGCCGTTCTTCTATCTATAATGATATTTCCGCTTTTATATAGATTATTTAAGAATCTTTCGCTACGATCTTTACCATTAATTTTTTTGAACCATCTTCTATAAAATCTTTCTATTCTTTTATTTCTATGTACAAGTCTTATTCCTTGACTAGCAAAATCTCCCATAAGATCAATAACATTTTTTACTAGTCCTACTCTTTGGTATATTTCATCTGCTCGTCTTAAAATACCTTTAATTTTTAGCGGAGTAGCTTCTTCTGGTCTAAAGTTGTAATAGTCGCCCTTGGTTAGTCCTGGCCTGCTACCATTTTGACCATCAAGATTAGAATAGTCTAGATTATATCTTCTGCCCGCTCCAGCAGCAGTTGCTCTGTCTATTAGAGTAAATTCATCTAATGAAGCTGAGGCTCTTTTTAGAGCATCTTGCTTACTAGATAAATCGTCACCCCATGTAACATAAGCATCGTCTGGTACGATAGGAGCTGATGATACAATTTCTTCTTTTGTTCTTTTTTTAGCCATATATTTAATATAATCGTAATCGCATTACAAAGCAATCAATAATTTTTATACACTAATTTCTATAAATTCCACCATATATATCATCATTTGCTGCGCTTGTAAACCATTCTGGACCCTTGTATAAAGCTCCTGTATTTTTTTCTGTTGATCTGGCGTTTGACCCTATTACATCATAGTCTGCTTGTTTAAGAGTTCTATTAATTTGACGAGCTATCATATTAGCTATTAATAATGCACTATAACGGTCTTTTCTCATTCGTCCTTTTCGTCCTCCTGGAAGTTTTGTTTCTGGAGTGTCCCATCTGTCTCTAGCATTTGGTCCTGTACTGGTTTGACTCATAACAATAGTTGTCAATTCATTTTTAAGTTCTTCTATTTCTAGAACACATTCGCTAAGATTATCATATAATGGATTTAAATCATCGGTAAAAATATTTCTATCATCACTTTCCATAGCTAATGCTAAAGTTAAATTGTCAAATCTTGGAAATAATAGAGCTTTATCTTCTAGATCTTTTCTTAGTCCGTGATTAGCTTGACTAGTCCAATCTGCCTTTGCAAACTGTACAAGTTCAAGAATATGAAGACCTTGCTGACTATCAGTATCTCTGTCTTTATCAAAATTAATTACTGGCCATATTAATTGTTC